TCAAGTAAGGCCCAAATATGCATTAGTAATGCAATAATAGTTACTATAATAAACAGATACAAAGGATCTATATTCATCGTTCATACCACCAACATAATAAACAAACTGGTAGACCAATGCCTAAAGTCCAAGCAAATAGCCATAATAAAAGTTGTATCTCAACGGACATTATCTAGATCATCCTCTAGTTTAAATAATACTTCTTTTGCTTTATTGAGAAATGCAATTACTGTTTTTGCATTATTTGGTTGAACCCAACCATCTTCAAAGTTACATTCTTCACTAAGAAGGTGTTGAGCATCTGATAGGATACCTGCGGCATACATAATTTGTCTACCGGGTTTTGTTGTTTCAAATCTTGATTTCATCTCTTCTCCTTTGTTTTACCATTTAAATACATTATATCACGACCTGTATTTAATGTAAACAATTAGATGAAAAGAATTGTAACGGAATTGTAACAATTATTCGTTAATTGCTACAACTATTGGGGTGGGTTCTTCTTCGACTTCTTTAGGTTCTGGCCAGATAGTATCTAAACAATATAATAATAGCCAAGTTGCAAGAGTTTCCATAATATAGTCTCCATAATAAAATTAAGCACAATCACCAAATGTTTCAAATTTCCTTTTTAGATATTCTAGATCATTTTGATCTAATTTTTTTTCTTCTTGTTCTTCTTCTTCTTTTTCCGGGTCTATAGTTTTGTCAGTATTTGTTTCCATTTCTGTTCCTTTTGAGAATTTTTATTGTTTAGGCTTTTGGCCTTGGATAAGGCCAAATTTGGCCTTTTTTATATTTATAATATTTAAACATTTTTACAAAAAACGCAAATCTTTTAGGCTCGTGTTCTGGATTTGGTAAACGACCTTCAAAATGGTCTAATAATTCTCCATACATTTTTTCATAATCAGAAGATTGCATACCATATTACCCATAATAATGCTATTAAACCTAGTGCTATAAATTCTTTACAATCTTTCTTTTTATAAAAAATTGGTTTATCTTTTTTCTTATTAAACATAATACTCCATAGTATCATAGTAAACTTTTAATGATACCACCACCATAAATGATAGCCATCATTACATTAATTAAAATTACAGCTGGTTCTTTCCAAAGTATACCAATATAAACCCAACCTATCCCAGCTAAACATCCTAACCATACATTCCATGGATACCAATCCATTGAGCTAGCAAATGCACAAGCACATGCTCCAATAGTAGAGATCCATTTTATCCACCAGGTTAATGATAATTGTTCAATATTCAATTTCATTCGGATTCTATTTTAAATGTTTTAAGTTGTTTTGCCATATTGTAATCAACCTTAATATTAAATGTATAATTTTCAAATTCTTTTTTATTAATGATATAAGTTGGTTGATGAAATGTTCTATCTATAAGCATATATTTTTTACTTTGTCCTGGCATAATATTATCATACATTTTATTTACAGGTATATAAGCAATCTGTTCATAGATTAAATTATCATGTATCCCATACCCTGAAATTTTTACTTTCATTTCAGAATATCGTGGTATATTTATAAATCCGCCTGACGCATCATAACAAAAATCAATATCTTTATTTTTATATTCTGTAAAACAAATCATTTGTCTATCTGAAGATTTAATATCTTTTTTAAGAAAAGTTGATAATAAACCACCTACCACATTAAATCCAACAAAATTTATAACACCAGAACCTATTCTACCTGATAAATCAGTAGAAGTAGTTCCTTCTACATTTGATGTACTAATAAAAGTTTCAACATCACTAACCCATTTTGGTTGCCATAATAAAGTTGTTTTTATATTATAACTAACACTATAGATATCAGGTGTGGTATTAATATTATCAATGGTAAAAACTAATGCATTGGAAGAATTATCCAATTTTTGCATTATGGCTCTTTTTTCTTGCCAATTATTTAAATTTGAATCTACATCTTCAGATCCGTTGGCAATAATTGTATTGTCTTTTTTAACCTGTACATCAGCACTAATGGTTACAGAATTTAAAAATCTATCATATTCAATAATTTCATATGATTTAATATAACCACCATGATATTCTAATGAATCTTCGACAATTTTTCCATCTTTTAACTCTCTATCACTAATTATAAATGTACCTACAACTTTTTGTAGAGCCTCAAGCTTGGATTGATAAAGAGCCTCCTCAAAGGTATTACCATATCCAGTAGCTTGAACTATCTCGGCTCCGACATTAGCTGAGGCGCTAATTAGAAGAGGTATTATCAGAGATTTTAGTTTTTGCTTCATCATAAAGTTCACTAACTTTGTCCACAAAACCATCTATACCATAAAGTGCAATATAGATGCCAATAATAATACCAATTAAGAATCTAAACATTATTCACCATCCATTTGAGCTCTGATTACATGAGCCGCATTAATAGATTTTTTAGATGCTCTTACTGTAACCGACACCATATCCACCTCTGGATTTAGTATTCTTTTACTTACAACAGCACCTTTAAGTATACCATTTGAACTTTCGTTAATGGTTTGTTTTACACTTTGAGCAACTTTTGTAGCACGGTTACGTTCCTCAACATTTGCAACTTTATTTACAAGTTGATTTTCAGTAACCTGGTCGCCAAAGATATCTGTTTCAGTAACTGGCACAGTATCATCTGTAGCTCCATTTGTTACATTATCGTTTAGAATTGTTTTTGAAACATTCTCAACAAACTTTTCTGTTTTAACTGAATTATTTAAAAATTCAACAATACCAGCACGAGCACGCATTGTTGCAACTAAAAATGCTTCCTCACGTGAATTTGCATGGTTAAAGTTTACTGGGGATGTTGCGGTTGATTCAATAACCAACCATTCAGCTCCTGTTTCATCAAATTCAAGAGTAATTTTTCCATTATCTTCTAGAAAAACAACTTCTTGTTGTTTAATTTCAGGTTTTGCTTCAAGTGGATTATCAATTTGTGTTACAGTTTCCTTCTCAGAAAATGTAGTACAACCTGTAGCAAATATAATTGCTAAAGCTGCACACATAGGTTTTAGCTTCATGTTAATTTCTCCTCATTTTGCTAATGTCTTTGGCAGAATCGCCATTAAATACTGGTACAGAATTAGATTTATGCATCGTGGCGATACCAATCATATTAGTACCAGTATATTCTTGTCGTTTTGGTTTTGCAGTAGAACCAGTGTTTATAGATAGACTAGGATATTGTGGAGTCTGTCTGTGTATGATACCACTAGCTACTGGATTGAAATGTGTTTCGACCGCAACAAGTTTTACCTTACTGGGTTGTCTAGATTTGTCAACGCGTTTTTTAGATTTACGCATTGGCTTGTAAGTATTTTTCACATATATCATCATAATAAAAGCATTATATCACGTTAGTTAATTAATGTAAACACTTTTGTATAATCTTTTTAAGAACCATTTATTCTGGTTCCAATATTCAATTAATGCCTCTGGATTATATTCATGTTCCCATTGATATTTTTCATCAACATATTCATAGTATTTGTTATTTACAAATAACCTAAAAGTACTAATGCCTGCAATCTTCGGGAGCATATCGATTCCAAAAAGTCTTTTGATAAATTTATTTATTTAATAATTCAAATCGTACTTCTGGAGTAAGTGTTGCAGGATCTTTTGCCGACTGCACATCTAACCATTTTTGATATGCTCTTCTTCCATCGCCTTTCGCTTTTACTCTTTGTCCGCATTCATTACATGCATGAAATGCTGATACAAATTCTTTGCCGTTGTCAGTTGTATATACTTCAAAGTCTTCGATAGTAAATTTATCTACACACTGATTAAACGTGCATCTTACTTGCATAGTCTTTGGATCAATAAAAGAAATATCGTCTTTTTTCTTCGACATCTTTTTAACCATTATGTACCCCACTCGTTTTTAAATAAAGGGACCTGCAATCTTCGGGAGCATATCTATTCCAAATTGTATAATCTGGATCTACTTTTTTGGCAATTTTTAATAGATCTTGATAATGTGTTTGACCTTTTTGCCAAACTCGATGATCATCTGAGTACTCATAGTACCAGTCCATTCCTTGGAGAAGTTTGACATATTTAGCTTCATCAGCCATATTATTTTTCTCCTTTATAACCACGATCGACTATTATTTGAAATGGATCTTTACCAGAATCTAATTCATTAAAAAAGATCCATTTATTAATATTCTTCATTATAAATTTTTTGTATTTGGATACTGAAATTGGACTATCTTTTTTAAATTTTGCAACAAGTGAAGCTTCGTATGTAAGATACCCACCAAAATAATCAAATTCGGCTGGATCCCAATTGTTTTTGTTTTCGTTTTTAATGTTCATGGTTTTCTCTCTTTTTTCAACCTTTAAATACATTATATCACGACCTGTATTTAATGTAAACACTTTTTAAAAACTTTTTAATATCTTTGTATAATATGCCAACCAAATTGAGTACGAACTGCATCACTAGTTTCACCGACTTCAAGAGCAAAAGCTGCTTCTTCAAATGGTTTAACCATCATACCACGGCCAAATTCACCTAGATCACCACCTTTTGCTTTAGATGGACAAGCGCTATATTCCTTTGCCACATCTTCAAACAAGGCACCCTCACTTAATTTTTGTTTAATAAGTTTTAGATTTTCTTCTGTTTTTACTAAAATGTGTTTTGCTTTTACAGTATCCATAATATATCCTTATTTTTTAGTTAACTTTACTTCAGGCATCTCATCAGCGCCAGCTATAACGATACCAGATCCGAAAATTTTATTATATTGGTTTAACATATCTCTGTTAGGAGCGCCGCTGGAGGCGATGGCAGAGCGTTGTATAACTACTGGGTCCTCAACATAAGGCATAAATGGTGCCAAACCTGCACCTAATCCCTTTTCTGTTTGTTGATAGACAATTGATACAGCATTTTTTGCTGTAATTGTATCAGTGTCCTCAGTCATGTCAGCAATAAGTTCTTCACCACTAAGTAACTTATATATTTTAATGTTTGTTGCCATTATCTTTTTTCCTTTTCAATAATATAATCCAAATAATCTGCTGCTTTATCCACATTAGTAAAATACTTAATAAAAAACTTTCTTGGGTCTAATATATGATCAGCAACAACAAGAAATCTTCCATTAATAGCTGACATTTTAAAAATATAATTTTCCCTTGCCACCATTGGATATGATAGCATATATGGTTCGGTCATTATCTATTTCCTTCAATAAATGCTACTAATTCAGCATCTTTTAATAATCCAGTTTTTGTAGCAATTGATTCATTATTTTTAACAAGAACAAGATGAGGTACACCACGAACATTATACTTTCTGGCCAAATCCATATTCTCTTCAATGTTTATCTTATAGACAGATACATCACTTTCAACTTCTTCTAAAACTTTAGAAAGCATTTTACATGGTTGGCACCATGTTGCATAAAAATCCAAAAGTACTACATCATTTGTTAGTTCTAATATATTTTCTTTTACTTCATTAATTAACATTTTTTCTCCATAGTGAGAGGGGAGCTTAGCTCCCCAACTCTCTGTTACTTATTCTCAGTTAAAAGCGCTTGATTAAAAAATTTAAGATCTTTTTTATTATTGATCTCAATTTTCTTAGGCTTTTTAGACTCAGGAATAACATTTTCAAGACCAATACTTAAAATACCATTTTTAAATTGAGCACCATGTACTTCAATTGTGTCAATTAAACGAATATTTTTCTTAAATGATCTTGTGCCGATGCCTTTATGAAGATATTCAATCTGTTCTTCAGATTCTTTTTTATTACCTTCAATGGAAAGCACACCTTCGCTGACAGTAATATTAATTTCGTTCTCATCAAAACCTGCAACAGCAAGTTCAACAACATATTTCTCATCGCTGAGTTTAATAATGTTATGAGGCGGAAATTTATCACCTGTGTGGTCGACAGTTGAACTTAACATAGATTCAAGTTCATTGAAAATTCTATCGAAACCGAGAGTTGATGGGTATAGATGCCCAAAGTGAATTTTAGTCATAATTTTCTCCTTATTTAAAAGCAAGATTTATAAAATGTACACCCATAAGGCGTGTACAATACTATTTATATTAAATTTTCCCAACTAAATCCAAACTTGGTGTTAATGTTTCCTCACCTGGATTCCATTTGGCAGGACATACCTGTCCTGGATTTTCCCTAACATATATCGCAGCTTGTAATTTTCTAACTAGATCACTGGCATTTCTACCAATACCTTCGTCATGAATTTCAGCAGCCTTGATAATACCATCCGGATCCACAATAAATGTGCCGCGAAGTGCTAGGCCTTCTGCGAATTGCATACAATCAAAATTAATTGTAAGATTACCCGTTGGATCTCCTAACATAGGATATTGTATTTTGTTAATTGTTTCACTAGAATCATGCCAAGCTTTATGAGTAAAATGAGTATCTGTTGAAACAGCATAAACTTCTACTCCCATCTCTTGTAGTTGAGCATAGTGGTCTTGTAAATCACCCAATTCAGTAGGGCAAACAAATGTAAAATCTGCTGGATAGAAAAATATTACAGACCATTTACCTTCTAAATCTTCATTGGTAATTGTTCTAAATTGTCCATTGTGATATGCTTCTGATTTAAATCTTTTTATTTTTGTATTAATTAGTGCCATTATAATTTACCTTTTTGAAAATCATCTAATGCTTGATTCAAAGGTTTATATTCATATTTGTTTATTTTATTTTCCTTTGCATCAATCTTATTTCTTTTTGCATGAATATTTCTAGCGTGTTGCGCTGCATAGACTATTAAGTCAAATAGATTGCCATTTGTAACCTCTGCTGCTTTTTGTATATCAATATCTTCAATATGTTTATGTTTTCTTTCTTCACTCATAATTTTTCTCCACAAGATTGACAAAGTATTACATGTGGTTCTTTATTCATATCATTTTTAAATCCACATTTACCACATTTCTTTCCAAATATAAGATCATAGTTATCTTCATATGGTTTGGAAGGTCCTTTCGTCTGGATACTATCTCCAGTTATATCATTCTTTGCTGCCATTAATATAACTTTTTAGGTAAAGTTTGTTCAGAAAGTTTTTTAAGCCATCTTTTTCTAGCCTGACTTTTTGCTTTTTTTCTTTGTGAAGTAGGTTTTTCATAAAATTCTTTTTCACGGAGTTCTTGCATAAGATTTGATTCCTGAACTTTTTTCTTAAATTTTCTTAATGCTTTATCCAATTGTCCTTCACCTACAATAACTTTAAGACCCATAGGTTCTTCAGATTTTTGTTTTTTATTAAATCTTTTATTACGAATAGCGATAATAATTCTCCTTAATAATTATTTTATTTTTTTCTTTAACCATAATAATCCTGGTATTAAAATTAAAGCAATTAAACAACCAAAAAATGTACCAAATGCTAGACCCCAGTTTGCTGACACTGCACCACCGGCCCAATCAGAACAAGCATTACCTACACCTGCTCCAATAACAGCACCAGTACCTCGTTGCCATGATTTCGGGAAATATTTTTCAAGATGCAAACCATATAATGCACCTAGTATCATAATACCGTTATCAACAATACCAAATAGGATGTAATCTATCATTTTAAAACATTATATCACGAAAAAGAATTAATGTAAATATATTTTTTTCCATAAAAAAGGGAGCCGGAGCTCCCTTAGTATATACATAAACAATTACTTGTTCATTACGTACATTGTTACTTCGAAACCGAAACGCATTTCAGTTGCTTTAGGTGTTGTCCACATAATGTTTCTCCTAATTTAAAGTTTAAATTAGCAGGTCAGTAGAGAGTCTTGCAACAGGTCTACCTTGAGCACAATATAGAATTTTCATTCTATACATACATTATATATCAAAATAACATATAATGTAAATAAGGGAAATTATTAATATTCCCTAAATTATTTACTTGTATTTACAAATGAATACATTTTTTCTACCGCTGTTTAATCACTTCCTCTAGATAGCATTCGTCCATCATCTGTAGCATCATCTTGGTAGTCATACGTCCAGCAAGATATTCATCAAGTTGACTTTTACAGTAATCACTGATTTCCACTCCTTCAAGTCTAATTGACTCTATTGCTTGATCAACTGCCTGTTGTCTGTCTATTTTTTTAGCCATTGAATTTTGTGTGATATTCATCTAAGATCAAATCTTTAGTCATACCAAGTATATCAGTACTGTGACAAAGTCACGTTTAGGCAGATTCACCACCTTCTGATTCTGTTGGAGCTGGTTCTTCTACTTTTTGTTGCTCAGCTAGTTGTTCTTCCCCTTGCTTTTTGACTTTTGCAATTAATGCTGCAATTTCATCAAATGGGTGTTTACCTAGTGATCTAAGTATTGTATTTACTTCTTGCACTTCAAGTTCTAATTTTATAGCCATAATTATTCCTTATTTTTTCTAATTCCACCAATATTATACTTAGGAACGAGTTCCCAATCTGGCTTTTCTTTATATGAAACAACTTTAATTTGTGATAAAGATGCTTTTGGTTCAGCCTTTGCTTTATCTACAATCTTGAGTAACCCCCAATCTTGTAATAAATCTGCAATGACATTTCTTCTTTCTATGTCTGACATAGAAATATCTGATTCCTTTCCGTCAAGCGCAAAGAGTTCTTTGAAATGTACTATAAAGTACTTTCCTTGTTTGTGTAAAATATGACATGATTGAAACAACTTCTGTTCTTTTTTAGAAGCTATACCGATTCTAGTGAGTGTTTCTCTGACTTTAAGAAAATTATCAGGTTCAATTAGATCCACTTCCAACATCGATTCGGGTGTCCAATCATAATAGATTGTCCCTGCGGTCATAATAAATTAGCCTTTAATAATATTGTTACTATATTTATATATCTAACTTCTTCCACCGACCTCAAATACCTCTCTAATATGGTTTAATTGGTCATTAGATAATAAATCATATACTTCCATTGCTTTTGCTTGAGAATATTTATAATATTTCATAATTAACTTTATATCCTCTTGTATTGTATCTTTTTTATACCATTTGCTAAATCTCTTTTTTCTAGATATTGAATTTAAATAAAAATCAAATTGCCATTTTTTAGCTATATCATGATGCCTATTCATTACATTTGCATACATAATTGTATCTGGAAAATATGATAATCCACGATTTATCATAAATGGCGGATAATCTTTTTCTGCCTGTGGATCTTCAAATAAATCTTTTTTAGATAAATTAATACTATTTAAAAAATCAAATGGGTTCATTATCCAGCGTGTCTTGTAATATAATTTGTTCTTATCTTTTGTGGTGAAAAATATTGTCTTACAATTGATTGAACTGTATCTATTTCAAATGCTTTACAACTAAATACATCTAAATATAAATCACCTGTTGAATCCACAAAATGTGCAACAATTGTTGATGTCACAATAATTTGAATTGCTGTATATCCAGCTTTATCTGGAAATTCTTCTGCTGTATATTCAATTCTAGGTTTACCAATAGGTTCCATTTCAATTCTATCAACAAGTGTTTCAATAAATTCTTCTATTGTATCAGGATCTTTAATCATTTTTCTATTACAATTACTACAATCTAATAGTAAATGATAACCCCAGTAACTAATATCATTCATGTTCTACTCCTATTTGTAAAATCCAATCTTCAGCCATTATTTCAGCTTCCATAATATTAGGGGAAGTAATACTATCAATGTGTATATCATCTACAAACAAAAGTAATGTTAATTCACCTGGTATAAATCTAGCAATTTCAACTTTTCTACCAAATTTATTATAGGTTTTAATAATCATATATTTTGTATTTCTTTTAATGCAGACTTAGAACATGTGAATGTGATATCCGGGTATCTCTTTTTTAAATCCTCAATAATATCATCATATGTATCACCTTGTGTTAAAAACATATCATCTTCTTTATTATATACATACCATTGCTTATTTATTCTTTCAAACTTAACTGGCACAATATTTTCTTGTTCTTTTTCTTCATATGCCTCATCAACTTTTTGTATAATATTTTTAACTCTTAATGCTATTATTCTATAAAATATGAATAAACCAATACCAACGCCAATAAAGAATCCTATAAAAAATTCCATATTAATCCTTATTTAAATTTACATTGAGCCATAACTTCTGTTAAAGCTGCCATTAAATTAAGTTCATGATCTGCAACAAAAGCTGCCTTATATTGATAATCAGCAAGAATAACTACTAATTGTGGAATACTTATTTGTTCTATGTGTGTGGAAGCAGTATCATATAATTGCCTGAATATATTTATACTATCGCTGTCTCCATTTTTGGCAACCCATTTCCGTACTCCGGTAAAGTTTTTTGTTTTTAGGTTATTGATAAGTTCTTTGAATGATTCTTCTGTAAAATTTAATAGGATACCAGAGTCAATTTTACCAGAGACTGAATATCTTTGTAGTTCATTTAATACCCTGCGCCAGTCTGGTAAGTGTTTAGTAATAAGTTCTACTATGGGTTTTGGATCATATTGAATGTTTTCCTGTCCAAGGATTTGTGTCACTCGTTTAAAGAAGGCTGCTGCGATCTCTTGCTTGAGTTTATTTTCTATTTTGAATTCAACAACAGCACATCTAGAATGGAGTGGTTCAATGATTCTATTCTTATAGTTACATGTGAATATGAACCTACAATTGTTAGAAAATTCTTCAATGAATGCTCTTAATGCAGGTTGAGTAGAGTTAGGATTAAGATAATCTGCCTCATCTAGAATAACAACCTTTTTGGAATCTGTGAGAGATACAGTTGAGGCAAATGATTTAATTTTAGTTCTGAGTGTGTCGATGCCAGATTCTTCGGAACCATTTATTAATAAGAATTCAGCACCAACCTCATTACATAATGCTTTTGCAACAGTTGTTTTACCAATACCAGGGCCACCGGCAAAAAGGAAGTTTGGTAGTTCACCAGAACCAATAAACTCCTTAAATGTATCTTTTAATTGCTTTGGTAATATGCAATCATCAATTTTCTGTGGTCTGTATTTTTCGACCCACAAATATTCTTGTACCATAATTTCTCCATAATATATAATTCAATTCTAACACATCAAAGATTTAAAGTACAATTATAATTTAAATTCAGAGTCTGCTTCTATAGCAACATAATATGTTAAGTCACTATTTTTAGCCTTAAACCTAGAAATTTTCTTAGATGATATAGATACATCATAATCACCTGGGATCATTTTAAGATTATCAACCTTAAGGTTTACAGTAAATTCAGAGGTTGTTGTACCAAGTGCATTTGTAAATGTATTACTTGTGGCATTTTTCTTGTCACCTACATTTAGATTGATAGTTGATCCATCACCTGTAAACGATACATCTTCTGATTTTAGGATGGGCGCGGTTCGCATGATCATTTCCAAAGTAGAAACACCGAGAGAGAGATTAATTTCTGCTTCAGGAAAAATGATATCCTTTGATGGGATAATCATATTTTGAACCGCGGCACCAAAATATTTAATTGCATTTGAGCCTTCTTTAATGACGACATATTTGTCATTAAATTCCAAATCTGGATCTGTGAAAAGACTTAATGCACCTAGGAATTCATTTAGGTCATAAATTCCGAATTCAGTTGGAAATTGTTCTGTAACTGTTGTTGTAGCAAATACCGTTTTACCAATATTTACAGTAGACAATTTATTCCCTGGTTTAAATAATAAATTACCATTAATACTGGCAAAGTTTTTAATAATGTTTAAAGTATCTTTTGAAAGTTTCATTTGGTTCCCTCGATATCAAGTTCGTTCATAAATAAAATACAACATATAGCATGAGCAAGATGTGAGTATCCGGTTTCTGGATCGTCGATTTCACCTTCTTTATAT